GTACCTGAAATCGACTTGAGAACCATGATTCAAAATTTCGGTGACTGGTACTTTGCAAACGAATCAAGTTCGTTGAATACACCAAGCATCTGGTTGGTTAAGTGGTTCTCTTGGGTTCAAAACAACGAGAAACAAGTTGCTGCAAACCGCAAGAAACAAGAGCAAATCACTTCAACCGGTCAAAAACCAGAAGAGTCGGGTTACTTCGCTAATCTTTTTGAAGAACAGAGCGAATCTCAAATCGTGGATGTAACCCCAGCAAAAAAGCTTCCAATGATTGAGGAGGTAGGTCATGCATGAGATTACCTTGAACGAAGTGCGTCAATTAATCGCTTCTCTTCGCACTGTTTACGCTGCTCAGTTCAATAAGCAATTTCCAGCAACAGGCGAAAGTGCAATTCCTCTGTCAGTGGTTGAGCAAATCGCACTTAAAACACTGGTTGGCGTTCAACAAAACCAATTTAACAACGCACTTGGTCGTTTACTTACAGCAGGTGGACGCTTTATGCCGTCATTTGCCGAGTTTCGCACCTGGTGTATCGGTGAAAGTTGGATGTCTCCAGAAGAAGCTTGGTCTCGCGCATGTAAGTTTACGACTGACCGTACCGTGGTTATTACACAAATTACAAAATATGCATTAGACGAAGTGATGTATTTGATCGAAGCCGGCCAAATGCGAGCAGCTCAAGATAATTTCTTCGGGACCTACAACGTGATGGTTGCTAAAGCTCAGTTAAAAGGCCGTCAGCAAGAGTTTTACACTCCACCGCTACAACTAGAGCATAAAGAACCTGAACACACCCCAGTAAGCAATGACGAGGCTCAAAAGCATCTCAAATCATTGATGGAAAGATTAAAAATCAATGGTCGTAAACCTGCACCAGTTCAAAAACTTGAGGCAAAAGAAAAAGAGCCTGAGCTTATAAAAGAGTTGGGCCCTGATCCTTTCGATAATCCACACGAATACGCAGAGATGTGCCGCCGTGAAGGTATGCCAATCCCTAGAAATATTCAGCAGTTAATTGATGGAGCGAATGTATGAATAAATTCGAGATTTTAGCGTGGGGTTTACTCATTTCATTTTTTACAGCAGCTATTAGCGGTGCGGTGGTTTGGTGGTGGTTGGCGCGTAAAGAGCTTGATGAGAAAGGAGCCAGCCATGAAAGCAACTAAATTGATTAGAGATAAAGGACTGCAATACGCGAAGGAAATCGTAGATTCAGCACCCGATAACGCAACTGAATGGAACGAGGGTTATGAGTTCCAATGTGGTCAAAGTGTAGAAATCAGCCCAGCAGATCGTGAGAAGTATTTTGTAGATTTGGTTGAGCTTAAACGTCTGGTGGAGTCTTTGAAAATCATCAACGATTTAGGTGGAGTTGAGAAGCTAACGCCTGCATTCATTACGACAGATAAGCATGTTGGTTACACGCATGTTCGCATGGTGGGAAATGGGAGATTGAGCTTTCTTGATGATTTTTGCGACTTCATTCCAGATGGTTCCATTTCAATTAAGCGTGTGATGACTGCTATCCGCGACCACGAATCAATATACGGAGGCGGTGAATCTCATGCCAACTAGATATAACACAGGCGAGTATAGCTACGATCTTGAATATCACTATGGAGATATGTCAGCAAGCATGGAGATGCTTAGAGCACGTTTAATTGAATTGTTGACTCCTCATCTGTCTGGCCGTTATGTGAAATGGAGAGAAGCATATTTCACATGGTTTACAAAGTGCGGCGGGGATTCGGGGGGGATGTTTTGTGTAGGTCCACACGAATTTCATATTGATGGGGCGTTAAGGCGCTATTACTCAGGTTCTATTGATATTACCTACAACCAGAAAGATCGATATTTCTTGGTGGGTGAGAAAAAGAAAGTCAAATGTAAGGCTTGTAAGGGGTTTGGCTTCATTCGAGATGATGGGTGGGGGCATATAGATAAATGTGAAATGTGTGATGCAGAAAAAGGAGCCAGCCATGAGTGAGTTTGAGGGTAAATCTGGAAAGTGGGCTTGGGAGATTCAAAAAGAACAACAAGCGAAAGTGGAGGAGCTGCAAAAGCGTTTAGATGGGGCATTAAAAGAGACTCAATATGCTTTGCAGTATGTTGAAGAAGACATGCGCGGCAATCATGAATTTCTACAAATGGCAATGATTCGAACCCTTAAAGCTATAGAGCAAGTGCTCAAAGGTGGTGCTTGATGTCATCAGTCAGCATTGCTGAATACCGCAAGTTATTTCCGATAAAGAAAAATAAAAAGCGGCGTTCAGCAAAGCAAGTTGCCAGACAACCAAGTGTGGGTGAAATGGTTCTGGCAACGCATTTAAGAGCATGCAAGATCGGTTTTGAACAGGAATATAAGTTCCATCCAAAACGCAAATGGAGAGCTGATTTTCTGATTACTGGTACAAAAATTTTAATTGAGGTGGAAGGCGGGATCTGGAGCGGAGGCCGTCATACAAGAGGTAAGGGCTACATAGGGGATATGGAGAAATACAACTCCGCAGCAATGATGGGTTTTACAGTTTTACGGTTCAGTACTGAGCAAGTGAAAGCAGGCGTGGCGATTAAACAAATTGAGCAATTGGTGGGATGATTATGAATATGGCAGCGCAACAACACATTTTACAAGCGGTCAATTGGTCTAAATATAGTTTTGAAGAATGGTGCCGACAGCTTGGGGCATGGCTTAACGGCGATACTGAAACAATGGTCAAAATAGTTAAGACGATGCCAACTAAACGCATCACTCAACAGCAACGCGAAAAGTTAATGGCTATGTATATGGGGGATGAGAGTTTAAAAGATCGCTTGTGTATTCGCCGTAAGGGTACTTGTTGTGAGTTAAATGACAATGAAGCGCGGGCAATACATAAACTCCTACTTGATCTTCAGACTATCGAGGATGAGATTGTTAATGAATGGATTGGGGCAATCTGGTGGCATTATGTAATGGGGGAGTCTATACGAGACATCGCAAAGAGTAATGATACTTATGGGTCGCAAATCCAACAGGACATTAAATGCGGTTTAGCATTTATTAAATCTCGTTATCCCCATTTTCAATTTGATAAGTTTATAAAAACAGTTGTAGTTGAAAATCAATTTTCTTGACTGTAAATACAGGGTGTGGCATATTCGTGCTATAGTGTTCGAAGTGTAAGTAAAGCACTAGTATTAAAGCTCATCATTTGGTGGGCTTTTTTGTTTTGTGTATAATTAAATATTATTAATAACCAAGAAGATCGCAAAGAAATGAAGAGTGAAATTATCGATAAAATAGAATCTTTTCTTAGTTCTCAAATTCAAATGTTCGAAATGTTTGGGGAAAGTAAACAATTGGAAAAGCTCAAGGAACAATTGAGTCATTTTAAAATACGAGAACATGTTATAAATGATGGATTGAAGCAAGGTCTTTCTTTGGAGCATATGGAAAGATTGGTTCTAAAATATCTGAGATTAATGCTGATAAATATTGGTTATCCAAGTGATGAAGAATTCATAAAAGAGCTAGACAAGGAAATTGATGAATATACGAATATTTTGGGTTATCGTTAATATTAAATATTCATAAACCTATAGATGACTGAGCATGGCTTAGTTATATGCTATAGTCCAGTCTAATTAAAAGCTGGTTAGCAAAATGAATATCTGTGTTGGTGGTGATTTGGATGGGCAAGTGATAGAAAAAGAAGGCAGATTACTAAAAGCTTCTGACATTGATCCATCATTCAAAACTGAGTACTACAAACAGATTTACAACCGTGACAATACGGTGTTCCATTTCTGGTTACCAATTGGATCTGACTTACATGACATGTCAGAGAAAGTACTAACTATTCTTAGAGCACCTAAAAACTAGTTTTATCGTTTGCCGGACGTATTACGGCACAAGAAGCTCCGCTACATACTAGTTATTGGCGGGGCTTTATATTTTTACAATTTCGAAATATATTATTTTTTTTAATTTTGGAAAAGAATAATGACAGTAGAAAATAGAATTGAAGAGGCTAGAAGGAACTATAGCGAAAAATATGGTACTGAACCTGAATTTGTTTTAATAGAAGCAGATGCGGCCTCATTCATTCATGGTAAACGTTTTAATGGTGGGGATATGGCTAATAAAGATTATACTTTAAAAGCTGTAAATCAACTCAGTGGTTGTATACCTATTTTAGTTCCCAAATATGGTCATGAATTTAAGTTATTTGAAGAAAAAGATCTTCTTCAAGCAATAGAGCAATTTAATCAAGGTAATATTGAAAATAGATGTGTAAAGATTAAAAAAGAAGTACCTACAGCTTGGCTTGATTCTCCCCTAAAAAGATCAATAGCTAATTATAGGCTTGAAGTTGTTGAGATTCCTGTTTCATATGTAGATGCTTTTATGACGTATAAGGAATCGAAGTCTAGTTAATTATAAGCCTCCGAAAAGGAGGTTTTTTTATTTCTGGAGTAATTATGAAAAACGAAGTTGGCTTTCATGTTCCTGTTCGTCCAATGCCTCCAGAATGGCTTTTTGAAATGGATACACCAAACTTTGCACCAGCTCCAGAAATATGGGAATGGATTAAACAAGTATTTCTAGATCCAAAATCGAAATTATTTAATCCTGATCACATGCACTTACGTTCATTTCGATATCCCGATATTGCTGTGATGTGGGCTAGATCTGGCTTTAAAAAGCAGGGACGTCAGGTTATCGGTACTACTGAAAAAGTCATGATCAATGCTGGTGGTTGGAAGAAAGAACGACAAGAAGAACAATACATCCAGTGGTTCAATTATTTACCTGAATACTTAATTACTTTTGATGCTTCATATTCACGTATAGCAAGTGATGTGAACTTTTGTGCTTTGGTTGAACACGAGCTTTATCACATTGCACATAAGAAGGACCAATACGGAACACCAGCATATAACAGAGAAACTGGTATGCCTAAGTTAGCTATTCAAGGTCACGATGTTGAAGAATTTACAGGTGTTGTTCGCCGATATGGAGCAACTGAGGATGTTAAACGAATGGTCGAAGCAGCTAATAAAAGGCCTCAGCTCACACGTGCTGATGTTCATTACGCTTGTGGCACTTGTAACTTAAAGGTGGTTTAAATTTTTTTTGCCACTCTACTTGGACGTACTTGGACGGATAGAGATAAATGGCAAGGCTTAATAAACGGGTGAAACTCTATATAGTACGGTCACTTGCTACCTATGAGACACCTAGTGAAACAGCAAGAGGCGTCCAAGAAGAATTTGGTATCACCGTAACCAAACAGCAATGTGAAGCATACGACCCAACAAAGAAAACAGGGCAGGACTTAAGCGAAGAATTTAAAACTGAGTTCTACAGAGTGCGCAAGGAAATGAACGACAACCTTAGCGCAATCCCAATCGCAAATATTGCCTACCGCCTCAAGCGTCTACAACGGTTCATCGATCATGAACAATTCAAAGAAAACCCAGTCATTGTGCCGAGCCTTTTAGAGCAGGCAGCTAAAGAGGTTGGTGGACTTTATACCAATCGAAAAGAAATTACAGGCAAAGACGGCGGTCCAGTCCAAACAGTTAATTCAGAAATTCCAGTTCCAATGGAAGATTACTTAAAAGCGCGGAGGGAAGTCTTAGATGAGTACTGATGCGGCTCGGGATAAAGCCATCCGGATCGAGGCGCAAGAAGATTTATATTTCTTCACAAGGTACATGTTTAAGGAGCGCCGTGGTTATAAATGGATGCAGAACTGGCACCACTTAGAAATCTGTGAAGCTTTGATGAAAGTTTATCGCGGAGAGATAAAGCGGTTAATTATTAACGTTCCACCACGATATTCTAAAACTGAAATTGCTGTAATTAATTTTATGGCTTGG